AGTAGCCCCTTTCATCATGAACGCGAACCATCGCTTTACCGTTGCGTAAGGTTGAATGAGTGGAAAGGAGCGAACCTAAGAGGTAGACGTTCCATTGCATCTTGTCCCGTTCCGAGGCTTCGTAATCATACTCAACGGAGTATTTACCCCACTGGTAGCAGCCATCCTCAACTTTGATCCAAGTTTGAGGGGCTGTAGCAGTGCTTTTTGCAGCACTAGGAATGTTGAAGAACTCTTCTGCAGAGAGAGCTAGGTCTTGATTTTGCATAATATTTTACACTTTCTGTGGTGATATACTTTAGTTGGCAATTGCCCTCAATTAGGACAAGCTAAAGGTCGTCTGTAGTGAGATTATGGTATCCCATAGGTTCAACAGGAGTTGGGGCAGGGGCCGTTTCTTTTGGCTCCATATAATAGCTCGATTTAGTTTCACAGAGTTGACCAATACCGACAACAAACATGTTCTCTTTTGTAGAATAGTCCCATAATTTGCCATAAACCCTAAGAAATCTCCCACTTTTATCGCAAAGAGTGCGGGTACACTCCTCAACGAAGCCTGTCAGTTCCTCTCTGAGGTCTTCCAAGCTGTTGCCATGTAATGCCCGATAGGCGAAGTCAGACTTGTACTCTTCGTCTATCATAAATGCTTTAACTGTACCCATTGTGAATCCTTTCAAATGGTCTCGCCACACAGATAGGTGGCAGGTTGGAACGATTATTGTATTTCAGATGATTCTGATTCGATCAACCCCTAATTCCAAATTGTGTGCCAAGTGGAGACGATTATTACGGCGGGTGTGCGTTGGTGTTCACGTCGAAAGCTGTTTTGGTGTGTTGCGTCTTCCTCAACTGTAGTGGGTCATTACCCCAAGATGCTGGGCGTGAGCATCCCGTACATCTTAAAGAGTAGGGCGAGGCAGAGCGTCAGGATTAGCACTGCGCTGACTATTAGCCATCTTTTGGTTTGTAGAGGTAGCATCACAATCACCCGTGGATTGCAGGCGAAATAATAAAGGCAACAATAAGCACAGGGGCCAAGAATGCAGTAAAAGCTCCCATCATAACGATAAGTTCGTTTCTTGCGCTGTTTCGAGTATCAAATTTATCATCTAGATATTCCCACACCTTGTAACTGCACCAGCAATTGGCAGCGAATAGTGCTATATCAAGTAAGTCCATTTGAATCCTCCTTTATCTGTCAGCTACCAAATAGGGTAGGCCGATGATGGCGTAGACCTTTGCCAGCAACGCGAGACCAATAATAGTTAAGCATTAGGTTATCGTTGGGTTCGTCATATGGTAAACGTCGGTAGGCGAAAACGATAGAGGAAAGAAGGAGACGCAAAGAATTTTGCTCAGCCTTGTAAAATTGTGGATTTTGAGGCCATTTCTGGGGCATAATTTAACATAATAACGGTTATGACACTTATTTACCCCCATATTATTACTTAATAACAGAGGATTAGGTTTTTGCCCAGCACGATACTCCGAAATATCCCCACATCTCAGCCCGATTGGGGCATGGGGGGTTTTTTGGCCGAGACCAATATACGTAACCCCCTCAGAATTTCCCGCCGAAATCTTTTAGGCCGAACCTTGAAGTCAACCTTCAGCCATCTACTTGTTCATCAGGTTTGCGTGCTAGCATACCTACTTTCCTGACTAGGCCAGTCTCATTCATCTGGGACTGGTCTTTTTCGGGGGAGCCCACAGGTCAAACCCCAAGCACCTAAAAGAAACGCCCCGCCGTATTAAGGGCAGGGCTAGAGCATCTTGATGCCATTGGGTATGATATCAAGACGGTTGCTCATACCAATATAAACGACAGCTGCTCAGAAACATGTAGTTGAGCCGCCTATAGGTTGAACCTCTAGCTAACTTATAGCTCTACTATGGATTGGACCTTCCCCTGTCCTCACCTATCCATATTTCTGATAATAACATTTAGGATAACCTATAGAGTAACTTTACCCTCCGTTTACCCTATTAGGGCAACCATCAAAATTGGTCATATTTTAAAGGGTTTTTAACAGGGGGAGGTAAGTACCTATAGGTCAACCTATAGTCACCACCTAAGAGAGGTGGTCTTTTCTTTCTGGTGGCCTGTAATGATAGCGAAACCCATAGAAGCCTGCTCACGTAGTCGGTCTAGTTCTAGCACCATCAGTTCCTCCCGACGTACGCCCATACGCTGCTCTACATCCTGCGCCATCGCATCCACCCAATACTGACAAGCCATAGCGAGAGCATCTAGTCTGTCATCATTGGTCAAAGCCCCACGGTCTTTCGTTATGCGGGTCAGCTGATACATCAGTTGATAACGTAGGGCCTGCTCAGGGGGCAGGTGCTGACAGCTATCAAAGTCCTTCTGGATGACCTTCTTGTCCATCACGAGGCGATGTTGGTTCATCACAGGCTCAAGGACATCAATGATGCGCTTCTCTTTTTGCGTGTTATGACGAACCTCACTCATAGTGACCGAGTGAACCTTCGACAGAACTGGTAGGAACAATTGGTTAAACATCCCGTCACCAAAGTTACTCTCAACGATTATCTCGTTGACCTGTTCTTCCTTAGCGATGACTGCAAGTTTCTGTAGTGCTTCCTCTGAGTAACCACCTGCCACACCGCCACATCTGCGGACGTATAGGTAGCCGTTAAGCATCTTTACGACTGCATACCCCGTTTCATCCTTACCGCGTCCTGAGGGGTCTATAGACATCACTGAGCCGCTGTATTCTACGAAGTCATTGCTCATGAACATAGGCTTATGAAAGTGGTCACCGTTGAATGCCACGTTGGGTAATTCTTCGATGATATACTGGTTGTCAGATGACCATGAGACCTTCTCAGGGGCCTCTAGGATAGGCACATCCATGATTACTAGGTCAGACACCTTGAGAGGGTATCTTTCGGCATCAGAGAGCCTTGTATCGAGCATAAACTGTAGCGCAAACCCTGAGCGACCATAGGATGCTTCACGCTCTAGTAGGTCGAAATCTGAGAAGCGTTGAGGGTCTGTAGGTTCACCTATGATTGTAGCGTCTGCCTTGAGGCTTCTGTCGATGAGAAGGGCGAGTTTGCTGCCATATCCTATTGATTGGTCTTCATTAGGGTATCTCGCTGGCCAGATACTGACCTTATATCCACGGTCAGGCAGCTTGTTGTAGAGGCTCTCTTGGTTCTGTGGTGTGCCGAGGTAAATGACGCGCCCATCTGGTTTGAGGATAGCGTCAAATTCCTTTACAGCCTCTGACAGCTTGTCTCTCATGCCTTGGGTCATAGAGTTGTTCGGTACTTCGATGTCATCTGCCACGATTACATCTGCACGAGACCCTGCAAGTTGCCCTGAGATACCTACAGATTTAACTGAGGGTGCGTGAGACGCAGCAGCAGGTGCCACATCAAAGCTAATCTTAGACTGTCTTTGGTCAGTCTTTGGCCTCAGGTGTGCCAGGATTTCCATCTCGTTGATGAGCCTGAGGGTAAACGTAGTGAAGTCATCAGAGCGAGACTTAGACGCTGAGACGACCAAGATGTTTAACTGGGGGTTCATGTAGAGGAGCCAAACGACGTAGGCTGAGGTAATCCAAGATTTACCAACACCACGGAACGCTTGGATAATCATGCGCTTGTCGCCATGCTGTAGGTTGTAGGCGATGTCGTATTGAACAGGGGTAGGGTCGGGGAGGTTAAGGTGCTTCCAGATAACGAAGAGGAACTTTCTGAAATCTGAGAGTGGGTCATTCGCTATGGGGATGCCAAGCGAGGTTGTTGCTTTAAACATATTTATCCGTAGAGTTGTTGGGGGAATATTTGGAGGCTTCGCATGTTGCGCTTTATGTCGTGTTTTATTTTAATAATTGCGGTTCAGGAGGCTTCTGCACAGAACGCCATGGAGAAATCTTTAGTGCAAGCCATCTGTACGCCAGAATACTCTTATCGTGTCAATAAAGACGGTATTTTCAGAAAACATGACGGGCCTATCTTACCTGATAGGTTAATTTCCTTTGATGATAATTTACTGGCTTTGGCAGAAAGTGGTAAACATCCAATTGTACATAAGAGAGTATTTAAGAGTACTACCAGAGAGTCGAGCAAGGTCTATCAATCGTTTTGGAAAGATGGCACTATTCTATATTGGATTGACGGTGCCACTAAGGTGGACTGTTCAACAGGTTATACAACTCTTCGAAAAACCATCACGTCCCATGAGCAATTACAGGTCACGCAAAGTGCATGCAAATGCGCAGACTAATATTAGCCTAATGCCTCTGCATCTCACTGAGGTCAGCATCAGCATCGCTAAAGTCGGGCAGGGTGGCCACTAGGTCACTCAGAGGTGAACCTTCGACAGGCAATGCGTCAATCCCGTTGTCCTTTAGGAACTGACGGGCGACATTCAGGTCTGATGATTTAGCCTCTGGGTCTTTAACTCGTGCCAGTAGGTTCTCTGCTAAAGTTTGATGGAGCAGGGCCATCATGTCGGCGTTCGTCATTTAGCCGCTCCTTTGTATTTCTCGAATGTTCTCATGCCGCCCAATCCTAATAGTGATAGAACCAAGGTCATGAGTTGTTCACCCGCTAGAGTTGGAAGTTCTGCGGGTAACTGTGCGTATGCATTTATAAGGCTAGCGAATGGTAAGATTAAGAACTGATACCCCAAGCCAAGGGCAGCGACCCAGCCAATAGCTGGACGCCAGCCAGCCACAAATATCGAGCGATGCTTGGCACCTTCAATATTTGCGACTGCTTGGAGCATGTGAGGTTGCTGCATGAGTGTAGCTAGTTTTAGCTTCGCAGCTTCCCGCTCTTCATCAGATGTGAAGAGGTCATCTAAACCTTTCGCAAGCCCATCGACGATACCGCCGAGTGGGTTGAGGTTCATGGTGTTTCCTTAGTCTCGTTTAGCCATCTTCTCGACAGCGCCTCGTATATGTTGGATGTTTTCATCGATACGAGCCATAGATACTGCTTGGCTCTGCACCATACTCTCTACCTTACCAACACGCTCAGAGAAGTTTATAAGTTTCTCTGTGTTCTGCTGAATATCCGCCATCATCATAGACACCGTCCAGACAATGGCGGCTGCTTGTGTGATTAGGCCGAGAAGAAGAGTTGCGGGGACACTTTTGGAGATGTGCCAACCGTCCTCTTGTTTCATTGTTATTCTTCACGTTCACCTTTAGGGCCTACGAGCCACCAACGGTCATAGCTAGGTTCTTTGAACCATGCTGTAGAGCCGCCGTTGGTTGTAGGGTCCACAAGAACCAGTTCTTCATCTAGGTCTGCACCATAAACAATGTTCTGGAAATCTTGAGGATATACAGTGTCACTAAAGTTGTTCCCGATGCCGTATTGGCTCAGGGTTTCTAATGTAATTGTCATGATAAATTCCTGTTAAGTTGTAGGCTCTTGAGGCCAAGTGATTGTGCTTGGGAAACCTGATTGGTCTGGAATGTCACGCAGAGCGGAGCGATAAGTAGCCCAAGTTGCTTGATCTACTGGTGCGTCAGATAGCTGTGTCCAATCAGAACCTGTAAGAATCTCATTTCTAATAACCCTAACTTCAACTGCTTTTATCTCTGTGAGGTTAGGTTGTTCTTCTGTTGCACCGGGCCAGTTTGAAATATCGGCGTCATCTTCTACCAATATTCTGTTATCATCTTCTAATATAAATACTTTGCTCATGTTATACTCCTCAACCTGTTACCCAAACTTCTAGACCACCACTGCCGCCAGCAGAAACGGTGTTGCCATTCAACACGCCTGCAGATGCCCCGCCAAAGGCTGCTAAACTTGCGGTGTAACCCGAGGTGACAGAACCTCCGGCGGAAGCTGGAGCTATCAATTCACCTGTGAAGCCTGCACCGATATCTGCTAACCCATAAGCCGCAGTTTGCAGTGTTGCGGAGCCTGAAGTAACGCTGGCAGTTCCGTCTGCCCTGTTATTAAGTTGGTCATTGTAACCGGGAATCCAACCGGATGCGCCTGATTGACCGCCAGTTACAGTGACCACATTTCCATCCCATCGTAATATGGATGAACCGCCAGCGTTGCCGTAGCGGTTACTCGTAGTATAGTACCCAGCGCCCCCAGCGGCAGCAGTAAATGACTCTCCGTTCAAGACTGAGAGGTCAGAAAAGTAGACAGATGTCTTACCGCCATCCCCGCCACTGGTAGCCCGAACGCTAGCATTAGATGAATACTGTCTACCGCCAGACCCTCCGCCGCCAGTCACCACAGCCCAACCAGCTGACGCAGGAAAACCAGATAATGTCACAGATGTTGTCACTGTAACTTTTGTTGGGAATTCTATTAAGTCCACACCCCCAACACCCGCAGCCTGAATAGACGCCGCTGTAGTCGCGTCAACAGACGCAATGTTGTTTAACGCACGAGAGTTACTGATAACCTCTGTGCCGCTTACCTGTATAGCCATCTTCGTTCTCCTTTCAAACTATTAGCCGTTAAGTCTCTGTTTAAGCTCATCAATCTGAACTTGTTGTTCTTTGATTGCCTCTACTAAGTGGCCAATCATACCCACGTAGTTGACAGATTTAATGCCGTCATCTTCGCTTGTAGTCACAACGTCTGGCAGAATAGGTTCAACCTGCTGTGCAATGAAGCCCGTAGATTTCTTACCACCGTCGATCCAGTTAAAGGATACACCTTCTAGTTTGCACACGTCAGACAAGGCGTTAGTCAGAGGCTCTACGTTTTCCTTTAGTCGTGCATCGGAGGTGTTATTAAAGGTTCCAGCTACAGTTGTCGCCGAGTTATTCACCTCAAGACGTTCTGAACCGCCTGTAACAACACGCCACTGGTCTGCTGCGTGGAACTGCATGTATGTGTTAGTGTCACCCGTGTGGAATATCTGGTCCGCTACATAGACGTCTGTAAACGATGGACTTGCAGTCACGTTAAGAGTAACCGTGCCGCTC